GGACCGAGTGCAAAACCGGCAAATACATCAAATACCATAGACATTGATAGTGTTATGAATAGTGGTAGTGATATGAATAATAATTATAATGCACAAGATCCGAATGCAAAACCGGCAAATACATCAAATACCATAGACATTGATAGTGTTATGAATAGTGGTAGTGATATGAATAATAATTATAATGCACAAGATCCGAATGCATCAGGAACTAATGCGCCCCCGATACAGCAACGTCCGCAAAAACCACTAGAGCCACCGCCTGTGCCAACTCAGTGGTCTCAAAATGGGTCTGTACCGAATGCGTCAGATGTAAGCACAAAATCTACCACAACACAACGTGATAACGGTGATGTAGAAGTAAATATTAAAGTGGTTATACCCAAAAATGCAAATTTTAGTATAAATGGCAACGCGGGAGTCAACGTAGAAACTGGTCTGAATAGTCTTACTACAAATATAAATAAAAGCTAAAATATATTATATTACTTCTGGTACAGTAACAAAATCATCTAATTTAAACATCAAATCATTACATAATTTTAATACTACTGAAAATCTCGATATCGTCCATTTGTCTTTTGTGTAGAACGTTGATATAGCATCTATTTTTTCCATCCATAAAAATATTTTACTTTGTATCCATAGAAATAATGCACTATATTTATGCATTAATTTTGTATCTAATTGACCGTAACCAGATATACATATATTTACAATCGTTTCTAAATTAAGTATGGTATTTTCCACAAAATCTATAAACGTTTTTCTAGACTGTCCGTAAAAATTTCGTTGAATTCCTTGTCCAAAATTCCAACAAGAATATAATTTCCCGTCGTGTATTCCCATTTTGCACGGATTATCATTATCCATGTCTTCCAACGCATTAAATATGGATACATATTCAAGAATGGTTGTATATCTTCGCTCGTATAATTCTTCTGGATCCATTTTTATTATATATGCATAATATTTATATAATAAAAAATTGATTTATAATATATAATATATTATTACTTTTATAACCCTATATAATGGCATCTGAAATTGCTCTTACCCCTGATACATACACGCCAAGTATAGACGATACTGGAAATTATATTGATAAAATACCTGTGATTAAACATGGATTACTATGTTTATGCGGTACTAGGAAAGACAAACGATATAATACGTCTAGTAAATTTTCAACACATATCAAAACCAAAACACACCAAAAATGGCTTCAAACCTTAAACCAAAATAAAGCCAATCATTACGTCAAAATGCTTGAACTTCAAGACCTTGTAGAAAATCAACGTAAAATTATGGGTAATTTAGAAAAGCAATTATCACAAAAAAATACAACGATTGATTATTTATCACAACAACTTATCGTTACACATAATCAAAATAACGCCACCGCTAATCTGCTAGATATTAATTAATACTATATCTCACTTAAATGTTAATGTGTAATATTATTAATAAACAATATTAGCTTTTATGCTGTTGCGAATGGAAGAGTAAATGGAATTTTTTTATCTTGGAATGAATGTAGTCAATCTGTAAAAGGGTATAAAAACGCTAAATACAAAAATTTCTCTACCAAAGATGAAGCAAAAGAGTTTTTAGGAGAGACAGTATCTATAATTACAACGGATAATAACGAGTATGTAGAACGTCAATTGAGTTGTCGTCCAGATTATTTTGTCTACACAGACGGATCGTGTATCCACAACGGTAAATCAAATGCACGTGCTGGAATTGGAATTTTTTTTGATATGGATGATTCTCGTAATGTATCAAAAAAAATAGAAGGCAAACAAACAAACAACGTAGCAGAATTAATGGCAATCATATACGCGTACTATATAGTGAAACGTGACGTAGATAATGGTAAGCAAATTGCCATCGTGACTGACTCGGAATATGCGATAAAGTGTGCTAGCCATTACGGTGCGAAATGTAGTAAACAATATTGGACGGTAGATATACCCAATAAAGAATTAGTGAAAAAAGCATATGAAACGTATAAAAATGTGAAGAACATTCAATTAATCCATATTAGAGCACATACAAACAATACAGATATTCATTCACATGGAAATGATTTTGCAGACAAATTAGCGAATCAAACGTTGGGGTAGTAATCAATCATATTATGATAAATGTCTTTCATTTTCTTTTCATACATGCTTTGATACTGGTTTGATTGGGTAGCATATTCTTCCTCCGTGAGGTCGCCTTGGTTTAAACTTCTAGTCAAATGTTGTTTTATTCTAGTAAACCCCAGTTTATTTTCTATGTCTGTGACTATATGATGACATGATAGACACAATATTTGACATTTGTCTATTTCGGCATAAATGTCCTCTATAGGAATACCTTCGTTTACCATAGTACATATACTATCTTTTTTATCAAACATATTTACATGGTCGTAATGAAATCTCTCACCGATGTTTTTCTGAATTGCGTTACAAATCACACACATCATCGGTCTATATTGTTTTACGAGTGTCCACGTCGCATCACGCTCCTCTGCGTATGTAAACCAACACGAATCGCAAATCTCTTGTCCTTTCCATATACGATTCGAATTCGAATGGATTGCTCTTAACGGTTTATTACATTGTTGGCACGGTTTAGTTAACAAACGGTCCATATATTCGGATAAATTTATCTCTCTGTCTAAAAGCTCACAAATTGGAATCTCGTTATACAAAGACTTGCACATGTTAGGGGTAATATCTAAGGTTTCACATAAATCGGTAAATAAGTCATCTGTGCTTTTGTCAGACAAACAATTTTGAGACAACACAAATTCTTTTATTTTGTGTTTTAGTTTGGCATTTTTATCAACATTCAAAATACATACTGTACTGGATACACCGTGTCCTAGTTCGTGGCAATTTTTGCATACTTTTCGGGGTTTGTCTTTTGGGATTTTAATCAATAATTCTTCAAAGATTGGATGTGATTTTGGTTTTGATGGTAGTTCTTGTTGTAAAGTAAGAATATCTAATAACTCTTGTTTATTTTTACCACTAACACATTTAATACCAAGTGTTTTACACTTTGCAAGAAGCTCCTGTTTATTCATCTTTACTTTTGATAACGATAAACTTTATACAACCTTCAATTTTTATACCATTATAATTTTAAATAAAAATTGAAGGTTGTATAAAACTATAATTATAATTACAAGTATTATGGAACCTACCTCAAAATCCGTAAAGTATGATTTGAATATTGTTCTTAATAAACTTTTAGAAAGTAAAACTTACTCAGATATAGCAAGAGAACTTAATGTTGCAATAGGGACTGTAAAAAGATGGTATGATTTAAAAAATGTTCCAAAACCATATACCTTTGAGATGCTTAAATTAGCTAAAATAGATATCGACTACACTAAATTTACGTATAAAGAAAAGGACCAGTTCTTTACACCGAATACTACTGCAGAATATTGTTATTCTGTGGTTGAAGCTGTTTTAACAAAATATCACGATTCAGAAAAAAATTATACATTTATTGAACCATCTGCTGGAAATGGATATTTTCTTAAAATCTTACCTATTGGTAAAAGAATTGGGTTAGATATTGAACCAAAATTTAATGAAATAATACAACAAGATTATCTTGATTGGAACCCAATTGAAAGTAAAAAATATATTGTTATTGGAAATCCTCCATTTGGATTGAGAGGTCAATTAGCATTAAAATTTATAAATCATTCTAGTACATTCGCGGATTATGTATGTTTTATTTTACCACAATTATTTGAAAGTGATGGTAAGGGTGTACCGCGAAAAAGAGTAGTAGGATTAAACCTAATACATAGTGAGAAAATAGATAGTGTATTTGAATCACCGGATGGAAAAAAAATCAGTGTGCAATGTATATTTCAGGTATGGTCTAAATTTCACAAAAATGATAGTTATGTAATAAATAAAAAAGAAAATAATACTATAAAAATTTATTCTCTATCGGATGGAGGAACTTCTTCAACAACCCGAAATAAAAAAATGTTTTATAAATGTGATGCTTATATACCTTCTACATGTTTTGGTAAAGAAAATATGAAATATTACGATTGTTTTGATAATCTACCTAGAAAAAAGGGGTATGGTATTGTATTTAATAAAGATAAAGAAGATAACTTAACCAAATTTAAAAGTATCGATTGGTCTGAAGTAGCATTTCTATCTACAAATTCAGCATATAATATTCGATCATCACAAATAACTGATAAATTTATTGAATAATCTCGTCTACGAAAGATTTAAATTTATTATAATCGGTAATCGGGTCATCAATAATGAATGTATATTTATTTTTTTCATTAATATTCATACTAGTATCTAATTTAAATGCTCCTTTTTGTTTTCTCCAAGTAATAGACTTTGTTGGGAAATATGGTTCACATTTAATACCGCAATCACGTCCAGATTTTTCATAGAATTCTCGTGTAAAGTTTTTAAAGATAGTAATATAGATTTTTTTTGGAGCAATATCCAGGAATATCATAAACTCAGCTTTCCACGGCACTTCACCTAGTTCATGTTGAAATGAATTACCTGAACTCCCTAGTCTAGCAGTCTTTATTTCACAAGTTTTCCCCTTGATTTTCCCGTCTCCTATTCCGCCACCTGCTTGTTTTGTTTTAGTACCATCAATATCTGAAACAATTCCTGATCTTTTACACCAAGCATCAATAATTTCCTCACCAACACCACCAACATCATCATTTTCAAGTTCACTAATATATTTCCATGGACTAGTCTCCCAAATGTCTCTTTTTTGTTTTTGTATATGTTTATTATTAATGAGGGTTATAGCAACTTCAGTCATGGAATTATGGGTTGTTTCGTTTGCGTGGTTATATGCCATAGTGTGATATGATTATCTATATTAAAATGCTTTCTATTTCATTTTTTTATTAAAGAAGGTTAATACATAATATACTAAGGTATATACATAAAAATTGAAATACTTTCACTAGTTTTGGTGTGAGCGCAACTGAATGCTACTATGAATACCATTAAAAAGCTTAAAAAGCTTGTAGTCGTGTACTATATACCCGCTGTGGAACCTATTGTGAATAAACCGCAAAAGGTGTTAACAGAAGATTTGGGGAAGATGTTTGAAATGGCGATTTGCTTGTTGTACGGTATTGAATACGATGGTAAATACAAATATAGCGTTGAAAAAGCAACCGAAATAAAATCAAAATTACATAAACTTCAAACGGTTTTCCCGCATACATTAAAACACATCGCAAAAAATGGAAGTAAATACGATTTTGTAAGTGCGGAAGATAACAAACTTTATTTGAGTGCAAAAACCACAAAAAAAAATGCTAAGGTTTGTCCCCAAGTGATAGGACAACCAACCAAAAAAAAATTTTGCGAATTCTTAAACATAGATACGTTGAATACAGTAGAACAAATCAAACAATATATTGAAACAAACATACATACTTTACTGCAACATTATGCTTTGAATACATTTGATTGTCCCATCGTATATTATAACAAACACACCAACGCACTTTTATTTGTACGATTGAAAGAACCGATCGAATGGATGAATTACGAGGTAGCCTTTACCCATAATATCAAACAAAAAAAATGGAATGAAAGTTCATCTATTGTTGTAAATGGTGTTACCATCGGTGAATTTCAAGTACATAACCGACGTGACTGCATTAAATTTCGTTGGTCTTTTGAAAAGTTATTGAGTTTATTTAAAGTCCATTTTGAGATAGTGGATTTGGTTTCATAATATTTCTAATATTTTATCATAATATTCTTTTGATATTTCGCAACCTTTGAAGGTTCGCTGTGTATTTTTACAAGCGATAGCGGTAGTACCGGAACCTAAAAAGGTATCTAATACAACGTCATTTTCTTTTGAGTGTTTCTTTATCAAGTCTTCAAATAAAACCAAGCTTTTTTGAGTTGGATGAAACCTGTTTTTTCCACCTTGCAACGGATACATATATATACCATTATCATATGAGCTATTGAATGTAGGATTTCCATCTTTAACCCCAATTAAAGCAATCTCTCTACAATTCGTTAGATAATTTACTTTGCTATTTCTTGGTTGAGGATTGGTTTTAATCCACTCAATAAATCTAATTTGTTTGAATTTGTGTTTTTCCAATAAATCTTTCAGTTCTGTTATTTTCCACAAATCAAAGAACATTATTAATGTTCCACCTTTTCTTAATTTTTTATAATACTCGCATATAAATTGGTCTAACATCTCCATCGTAAATTCACTATCCCAATTTCCATAATCTGTTTTTACACAATATTTTTTTCCATATATAGAACCATATTTCATATATTTTTCTTTTTTGCTGTCGTCTTCTAATCCGGTGGCTTTCTTATATTCTTCCCATTCTTCTTGCGTTTTAACTTCTACAATATCATTATCTTCATTAAATTTCACAGTATTATAATGTTCGTTCATACCGCTATTTTTGGATATGATATATGGAGGGTCAGTCAAAATCAAATCCACGCTATTATTGGTTATGGTATTCAAGTAATCTAAACCGTTAATGTTTTGAATGTCTATGGTGGTGGATAAATCTTTGGTAGTGTCTTTTTGAAGAAGAACGATTAGTTCGTCTTTGTTTTTAGATTTTAATTTTGTCAATCCCTTCTCTTCGCACATTGTCAAAAGGTCTTTTTTGGATAACTTGGTAATGTCCATTTGGAGTAATAAGAGAGATTATATTCATACTAATAACTGTAATATTATTTAATTCAATTTTATATTGTAGGGTATTATATAAAATTGAAATAGTTAAACAACTAAAATAAAAAAGCACCTATACTATACAAGATGAACCCGTACACGAGTTTCAAAGTTGAACCGAACGAAAAAAACCAAGACTATGCGAATGTAATTACCCACAGTGAAAATATATGGATGATTATTGTCGACGGGCACGGACGCCATCACGTACCTCTCCCACCAAATACACCTGACTTAGTGACTTGGTTGAAAAAATTGGATTGGGTATCTATTGTAGACGAATGTACGATTGCCACTCATCTAACTATCGACCCGGTGCGCCATATTGTAAAAATGATAGACCAAGCTTTTGTATCTACTGCAGGTATTGGAGCATCCATTAGTATTGCTTGTATTTCACCGATGGACGTTAAAATGTGGTGGCGTGGGGATAGTTTAATTAAATTATATGAAGATGGGTTTCTTGTGGCGTCTACACGAAACTTTTCGGTAATGGATGAATGCGAAAAAGAACGACTTAAAACGCAAAATATTTCATATACCATTCAGCACAGTCACCAAATCAAAGCATTAAACGACACACAAATGACTATGGTAAACAATCCTTATTGCATTTTTAGCCTAAAGACGTGTTCAACTATAAAAGATAAAATAGCAATTACACAAGTGATCGGACACGACAACGTATGTGGAGATTGCGATAATAACCTTTTATACAAGCTAGTAAAAGGAAAAACGTATAAACTAGTAGGTGGTTCCGACGGATTGTGGGATGTTATGAGTGAAACAAATGCCGACCGAATGTGGGTGAGTTCACCTATTACAGATGCCACACAACTAGTTAGCAAAGCACTTGAACGATGGCAACAACCTTGGGTATATATATGGAAAGACGATATAAGAAATGCAGGAGTTGTTATGACGGACCGAGATGATATTTGTGCTGCAACGGTTCATTTGTTATCATCATAAAACACTATTATTATAAATACGGAATATATTTCATTACTTTTGTATCATAGACTGTCACTTTAAACAAGTCATTATATCCTTCCACGTAGACATTATCTCCATTATACAAATTGTCACAACCATACTCATTCGTACAACTTTTTCCTTTGAATGTGATAGGTAACTTAATCATGCTGTTAGAATCTTTCATCGTATAAAAGTTCCACTTGTCTCTAGCCACCATTAATGGTCTTCCTATAAGTGGAAGTATCAATTCATGTCCACCCACGCGTGTCAATATGCCTACTTGTCTATAATCACTATCTACCGCAGTAGTGGAAATGTTTATAGGAATGCCTCTTGGGTCTGAGGTATTATTGAATACTCTATTGTCGCGTAAAGGTGGAACGTTTGGGTTCATTAGAACATCATTATATACGTTTGAAAAACTAGAAGATGGTCTAGGATACATCCCGTACTGTGTGGTTGGTTCAGATTGTACGATTATCTCTTTTGAATAATTTTTATTTATATTCAAACAAACATAAGCGGCGATAATTGCTAAGATTAAACACAATAATAAACTCATATTTTCAATACAAAATACACCAGGAGGACATTTTTTAGCCATATTTCTTATATATTAGAGTTAGGACTTTTATTTTTTGTTTGTTATTTTTTGTGTAAGACCTCCGAATTGATCGAGCATTCCTGTGACTTTACCTAACATACCTTCTATTCCTTCCGCGCCACCCATTTTATCTAACATACTAAAACTATTTTGCAGTAAGGGCTGAAGAGTTTCGATCTGTTTTTGAAGGTTTTGTTGTCTTTTGGATAACTGTTGTGTATCTGAGCTCATTTTCTGTATTGCATCTGTACCAAGCATATTATCTAAGTTTTCGTATGCTTTTTCAACGGTTGCAGCTTCATCTAGACCTCCTGGATTGCCTGTAGACATTTCTTGGTCGATAGTATTGCTTGCTGGGGATACTTTTAATGAAGTATCTTGAACTTTTTTACTATTCTTTCGTCCAGCTCCTTTACCTCCAAATCCTTCAAGTTGTTTGTACGATTTAGATTTATTTATAACCGCTAAAAAATTTGTTGTAATCATAGCTACTAACAAAACCACTATCATATTTTTACTAAAATATGTAGTTAAAAATCCAATAATAACAAAAAACGCTACAGAGTCTACATCTCTCATCATAACATAGCCCAATAAATTCACCACCGATATAAATGCAACTATTCTGAGAACATTTTTATCTTTCATTAGTGTTCGTATATTCGAATTCATTCTATAATAATAAGAGAGAAAATTGAAATACAATAATGTTATATTTACATTATCATCTTAACAGAGTAACTAGTCATAATCCAATATGAACGACACCGCCGCATACAGTCTCGCTATTTGTGAATTGTTTAATCCAACTTTACACGGGTTAACTACGGAAAGTTCTCCAAATATCCACGGACAATATCTAGTTCAATCTTCTTTTACTATGGATGAATTTATGGAAGACGAATGGACCGATGTTTTGGATATGATGAAATCACAGTATGCATCATATCCAATCCATTATAAAAAAAATGATTATATTAGAAACTACAAACACATTATTGAAAGTAACCAATATTTTAAACTAGATATTGTGAAAATGATTGAATTACCTGGTGGGGAGACCGTAGGAATTATCAAAACGAATGGTTTAAAACGGTTTCAGAAGAATTATAGACGTAAACATCAGAAATCGTCCGTTGCATAATATAATTGCTAAACTAATTGTGATTTAACTTCTTTTGCTGCTACTTCTTTTGCTACTACTTCTTATACTTTTTCTTCTGCGATTTTTTGGTGTTATACTGCGTCTTTTTGTTTTTGTTTTGACAGGACTGCCACCGTAGTAATATCCGCCCCTTTTATTCATGCTTCCACCTCTTGTTGTTGTGGACGCTGTTGTGGACGCTGTTGTGGACGCTGTTGTGGACGCTGCGCCTGTGCCCTGGACTGTGCTTCTCACTCGTCTCTGTCTTTCTAATGCCCTATTATCTGATTGTGTTGCTGTTGCTGCTGCTCCGGTGCCACCTGTCCCTCCTGTGCCACCTGTCCCTCCGGTGGCACCTGTCCCTCCGGTGGCACCTGTCCCTCCGGTGGCACCTGTCACTCCAGTCCCATCAGTTGGACCATCTGTCCCTCCG